ACTCCCACCGGCTCCATTATTCTTTTGCATTCTTTTGCATTCCTTTCTAAAACGTTGTACTTACAGCGTTTTTTATTTTATTCTTTGGTATTCCTTGGTATTCCTTTGCAAAAAAGGGAGTCACAAAAGGAGTCACAAAAAGGAGGTAAACCCTCCTTAAAAATCTATAAATTTTGCAAAACGTTCTCCGATATCATCTTTTGCTTGAGTGGTTATATGAGTGTATACGTTCATTGTTGTTTTTAAGTCTGAATGCCCGAGCCGGTATTGAACTTGCTTTAATGTCATTCCAGCTTCAAAACATAGGCTTGCGTGGGTATGCCTAAATCCGTGGATTTTAATTGGTCTTAGTTTACTATCTTTCAAAATGCTAAGCAACCATTTTCTTGGTAAAGTGCTCGGGATTGGTTTTTTGAATTCATTTTCAAAAATGTATCTTGCGTTTGGATTTTGCTTTCTCCATTTTTTCAAGATATTTTGAGTAGTCTGATCTAAACTAATCAATCGATTGCTGCTAACTGTTTTAGTATTTCCTATTTCTTCGCCCGCAAAACCCCTTGTGATAGCCTTATTTATATCCAGAGTGTTATCATTCCAGTCTTCCCATTCAAGGGCTAAAATCTCCCCTTTTCGCGCTCCAGTAAAGGCTAGAAGGCGAAATAGGACTAACTTTTCTAAATCCTTAGTCTTAGCAACTAATTTCATGAATGTTTTTAATTCATCCTTGTTATAAAAGTCGCTCTTACTATCGATTTTCTTTTTAACAGTCGTCACTACACTATCGACTGGATTGGTTTCAATATAACCATGTCTGATTGCGTATTTAAAAACATGATTCATAAGCCCTTTTAATTTACGACCATAGACTAATTTTTTAGACCACTCATTGACTTGCTCTTGCATTTGAATAGCTGTTATCGTAGCAATATTTCTATTTCCAAAAGCGGGGTATATATGGTTTTTGAAATTCCTAGAAGTCTTTATATAAGTGCTCTCTTGCACAGTATCAGCGTATTCTTCAAGCCATTTTTTCGAGATTTCCTCGACAGTTATTTCTTTCTTAATTTCTTCTTCACTTTCAAGATCACTTTGAAGTTGAAGAAGTGCTGCTCTTGCTTTTGCTTTAGTTGAAAATCCGCGACGTGTAACGTATCGACTATACCCATCCACCTTACCTATATAGGCTCGGAACATATAAGCAGTATCACCGTTTTTCTTTTTGTAAGACTTGATTTCCATTTTATAATCACCTCGTCGTCAAACTTTCAGACCTTGGGATTTTTTAATTAGTTATTTACTACTACTTTCATTGATTTTTTCAAGGCACCACTTTCTTTCGCAATAGTTGTATCATCTTCCACTTTCACATATAGCTTAGGAGAGTAAGTAGAACCCAAATCATAACCATTTTCTATTGCCCAAGTTTTAAAAGTGCTTTCTTTAATTTGGTATATCTTGTCAGCAATTTGTTGAATTTCTACTTTGGAATAATATTTAGCTTCTTGAGGAAGATACAAGTAAAGGACATTTTTCCCTACTGGTTTAGCAACAACTTGATAACCTGTATTTGCTAACTGATTATTGATTTCAGTAGTCAAATGAGCAGCAAATTGTGTATTAGACGCTTCTGTATATTCAGGGCCATTATTTTTAATTTCTTGGGTTGTACTTGTTTCACTTTTTGTTTCACTAGTTTTTTCTTCTTTTGTGTTTTTTGTACTTTCAGATGAAGTGGTAGTAGCAATTTGTGTTGTTATTGGTTGTGTATTTTCTATTTTGGTTGTATCTTCTTTGAAGAGAGTTCCAATGATTAAGCTAGAGCCTATCAGAACAACGATTGAAATATTTCTATATTTTTTATTTGGGCTTTTTTTGATAAAATACCAAATGCCAAATGCTGAAGCTAAAAAAATTAACGTTAAAATATTCTTTAAAATTTCCATTTATTTTTTCTCCCTTTTTCTTGGATTTTAAATCCATTTATTAAATAACTATTTTAATAACGCTTGATATTCTTCCATAACCATGACTTCATCAGTCGTGGTTTTTAAATTGTAGTATTCCATGAATTTGAGATAATCAAACTCTTTTGGGTCGTCTAATTCACCCAAAGCATCCACAAGCAAATGATGTATCATGTTTCTATTGGCTTCATTCTCACACCTTACAAGAGCGTTTTGGTATTCTTGTTTAGTATGGTCTATATGTCCTAACTCATGCAGTATAACTTGTTTCTGTTTCTCAGGCGCTAAGTCTTTGCTTACGAATACAACTTTGATTTCATCAATATAGATGCCGTTTCTATTCCATAAATCATTGTCGAAGTATTCAATCTTGACGCCGTATTTTTTACAGATGTCTTCAATGCTCATTTTCTATTTAGATATATTTCTATGATGTTTTGAATGGCTTGAATATCATCTTCATTCAACGGCTTACCGTCGAATGTTTTAGCATTTTCAGCCATTTTACGTAGATCTGACGAAGTAAATTCGGGTTCAGTTGGTTTTTCAATTCTCAAAATATCGTTAGTAGAAGTATTAAATACTTTTGCTAATGCGATTAATTTCTTACCAGTAGGCAAATTGATACCACGTTCCCATTTTGAAACTGTAGTTTGGGATTTATAGCCTAACATACTAGCTAATTCCCCTTGTTCAATATTTCTTGCTTCCCTTAATTCTTTAATTCTTTGTCCTATTTCTAGGTATCTTTCCTTGCTAACCATGATTTTTTCTCCTTACATTCTATAAGCCTATTATATAGAAGAAATGATTTTAAATCAAGTGAAACGATAAAAAAGATAAAAAAATATGAAAAAAAATCAAAAAAGTAGTTGACAGATGATTTTAAATCATATATAATAAACCCATAAATCAAATAAATGATTTTAAATCATAAAGAAAGGAGAGGTATATGAGTAAGCCAACGATCACAATCGCAGAGTTGCGAGCAAGACACGACAAGATGACGCAAGCACAACTCGCTGAACTTGTCGGAGTACGCCCCCAAACAATCAACGCTTGGGAGAAAGATATTTCTTCAATCAAGGCGCAACATCTTTTGAAACTTTGTGAAATTTTGGAAACAACGGCAAGCGACCTTTTAGGCGTTTAATTTTTTACAAAGCATATGATTTTAAATCATATGAGAAAGGAGCAACATGAAAGAAAAAAACATTATTTCAGTCAAGACATCAGAACATGATGTGTTATTGACGGCAAGAAAAAACCACCCCGCAGTTTTCGTCGATGGAATGTTTATCGACGGAGTAGAGAGAGTGGCATTTATCAATCACTTTGAAAAAAAAGATTGTGAAGTGTTATTAACTTTCAACGACAGGATAGAAAACAATCCGTTTCCATTAGATGAAGTCAATCTATTAGAAAAGTTATTCGGTCAGGCTTCAAACGGGCAATCCTTACGGGATATAGCTTTGCAAACTCTTGAAGATGATAGTTAGTATCTACACCATCAAAGAAAGATACATGCATACTGAAGCTTTCTTTACCATCTTTCTTGGCTCTTTCGTACTCTTTGCCAAGAATAATTAAAGAAGCTTCTAACTGATAATTACTCATGACTTTACCTCCTTTCTGCTTACATTATAGCAGAAAGAAATCGAGAAAAATAGAAAGGAGAAAACATGAAACCAAACCGAGATCCGTATAGCAAAATAAATAGAAAATCAACAACGAGCGCAGGAAATATAAGCGCTACGAATTTATCAGTTGGTTCTATCGATGAGAAACGACTTCAGATGGTTATCGAGAAGTTAAGGGAACAAATGGAACAATATAATTTACCTAAAATCGAAATTGAGTGCGAAGAATTTACTGAGCACATAGATAGCTTTTTTATGTATCTAAGACATGAATACCATTTTGATAATGGATATGGTGCGAGTGTAATTCACAACAAGTATTCGTACGGGCTTGAATTGGCAGTCATCAAACACAACAAGAAAACAGGTTCGTGGGACTTAGATTACGAGTCAGGAATAACCAACGACGTTATTGGTTACATCAAAGGAAAAGAAGAATTAGAAGAAATTCTTATTAAGATTTCAAATTTATAAACAAAAAAGCACCTGACGGAAATCAGGCGCTCAACAAAATATTCACTTACAGTATATCACAGAAAAGGAGGAAATACTAGTGGCAATAGAACTCTTTGGCAACGAATGGAAAGAAGAACTATTTGAAGATTTAGTAAAACTTAATGTTGAAGCTATAAAAGAAGCAAACAGAAGAATTTCAAAACAATTCAATATGGTTCCAATCAAAGAAGTCATGAAGGCTACTGGATGGGGAAGAACAAGAATTGAAGATTTTCGAGATCAAGGGAAATTCAGCTATCAACAAAACGCAAAAGGCGGTAAATACTTATACGACTTGGATGATGTACTAAGATTTCAACGTCAACTTATGAAGTAGGAATAAACATGAAGATATTAGACAAACTTATAAAATGGTTTTTCAACAATGAACCAAAAGAAAAAAATATTGATTGGAAAGAAACTGCTCTTGTTTTCTCAGAAGAAAATATACATTTAAGAAAAGAACTAAAATACTGGAAACAAGCATATTCAGACCAAAAGAAAATAAATGAGATCAACGAGGAGAAGGAAAAATGGTAGAACCAAACATTACCGAGCAACTACTCGGAGTCGGAATTATGCTTTTAGGAATATTCGTTCTTATGCTCTTTACAATGAAGCATGAAAGTAAAGAAGTTGAAGAAATGGAAGAAGTTGAAACGGACTTTTACACAATCGCACGAATGAACCTAAAAAAATCTGACAAGCAATTTACTTACGACGTCGAACCTCCTATCGGTTTGAACTAGAAAGGGTAGAAAATGGTAACAATTAATAAACTTGAAATTGAAAATGTCAAGCGCGTTAAAGCGGTCAAGATTGAGCCTTCAGCAAAAGGCTTGACAATCGTCGGTGGTAACAACAATCAAGGAAAAACAAGCGTATTAGACGCGATAGCGTGGGCATTAGGAGGGAATAAATACAGACCTTCACAACCGCAGCGCGAAGGCTCGACGCTTCCGCCAAGTTTGAAAATCACGTTATCGAATGGCCTTATTGTTGAACGCAAGGGCAAAAACAGCGATCTAAAAGTGATTGATCCAAGCGGAAATAAAGCCGGTCAGAAATTACTTGATAGTTTCGTTGAAGAACTAGCGCTTGACCTTCCGAAGTTTATGGAAATGAACGACAAGGAGAAGGCTACAACCTTATTACAAATTATCGGAGTAGGCGATCAATTAGTCCAGCTTGAAATGGAAGAGAAAGCCAAGTATCAAGAGCGTCACGCTATCGGAGTGATCGCAGACCAAAAAGAAAAGTTTGCGAAAGAACAACCATATTATCCAGACGCACCGAAAGAGCTTGTTTCGATTGCGGAGCTTATCCAACAGCAACAAGAAATTTTAGGGCGAAATGGTGAAAACGCCCGTAAGCGTCAAAATTTAAACGTTATCGAAAACGATTATAATTTTACTCTTGCAAACGTCCAACGATTGGAAAAAGAGCTTGAAGAAGCTAGAGCGAAAGAGCAAGCACTAGCACAAGACCTTGATATTGCACGAAAAGACGTTTCCGTTTTAGTGGACGAATCCACACAAGAAATTGAAGACAGTATCGCGAATATCGAACAAATTAACTTGAAAGTTCGAGCGAATTTTGACAAAGACAAGGCAGAAGAAGACGCGAAAGTATATCGTGAACAATATCGCGAATTAGACCTTATTATCGAAGGAATTCGCAAGCAAAAAACGGACTTACTCACAAACGCGGACTTACCACTCCCGGGCTTATCCGTGGATGATGGCGAACTCTTATATCTCGGGCAACGCTGGGATAATATGAGCGGTTCACAACAATTACAAGTCGCTACGGCTATCGTTCGCAAGCTCAAACCTGATTGTGGGTTCGTTCTTATTGACAAGCTCGAGCAGATGGACCAGATCACACTCACGGAATTCGGAGCATGGCTTGAAAAAGAAGGTTTGCAAGCTATCGCGACAAGAGTTTCAACTGGCGGAGAGTGCTCAGTCATTATCGAAGACGGTTACAGCGTCAAACCAAACAGTTTTGAAAACGGACTATTAAATGGGGCAACAAATGGCGCACAAGAAACAGTCGCGCCAACTTGGCAAAACGGATTTTAATTAAAGAAAGAAGGAAATATCATGAAACACACAGAAAAATTCGCAGTATTAAGACATAAAGAAACAGGAGCTTTTTTAAACGAGTATAAAAGCAAAGAAGGAACGTTTGCTTATTCTGCTGATTTTATAAATGATCTTAGATACGCTGCAAAAAATGAACTTGAGGCAATCGAAGACCAAAAAGAAGAGTTTAAAAAATTAGCAAACGCGTTCGATTGTGAAATTTTAGTCGTCGAAGCAGAATACACACTAAAAACGCTAGACGGTGACGATCCGGAAGACTTGATCGAATCGATTGAAGAAGCTAAAAAAGAAGCCTTTAAGAATTTTTTAAAAATGTTTGTAAAAAGTAGCGCGGAGGACTAAAAAATGCAAATTACAAGAGGAAGGAAGGCACGGGCTCAAAAAGTCGTTATCTATGGCCCTGAAGGAATCGGAAAGTCAACTTTTGCAGCACAATTTCCGGAGCCGGTATTCATTGACACAGAAGGCTCGACAGATAATATGGACGTGGCTCGTATGGATAAACCGACAAGCTGGGCCATGCTAAAAAATGAAATTGCATTCATTAAAGCAAATTCGGACGCTTGCAAAACACTAGTCATTGACACAATCGATTGGGCGGAGCAGCTAGCTGTAACTTATGTATGCTCACAGCACCAAAAGAACGGAATCGAAGATTTTGGATGGGGCAAGGGTTATACATACGTCCAAGAAGAAATCGGGCGCTTGTTAAATAGCTTGTCTGAGCTTGTGGATATTGGAATCAACGTTGTCTTAACCGCTCACGCTCAAATTAAAAAGTTCGAGCAACCGGACGAAATGGGAGCGTATGACCGATACGAATTAAAACTCGGACAAAAGACAAGCTCAAAAACAGCCCCGCTTGTCAAAGAATGGGCGGATATGGTCTTATTCGCGAATTATAAGACGTTCATCATGACGACGGATGACGGCAAGAAAAAAGCGCAAGGCGGAGAGCGCGTTATTTATACCAACCATCGCCCTGCATGGGACGCGAAGAACCGTCACAGCTTACCGGATCAATTACCGTTCGATTTTGGAAGTATCGCGCATATCTTCGCAACTCAACAAGTGACACCGCAACCGACACAACCTGAACCAGTACAAACGGAAACGCAACAGCCTGAAATTGCGGAAACACTAAACGCAATCGCGAACGATATTAAACAAGAACGCGAACTTGCTAAACAAGCACAAGTGCAAGAGCAAACAACCGGCTTATTACCACAAGCGCTTATCGATTTAATGACACCGAACAATGTGACAGAAAGCGAATTGCAAGACGTCGCATATATCCGCGGACACTTCCCAATGGGGACGCCAATCGAGAACTTCCCGAGCAATTATTGGGATATGATCGTTGCGAATTGGGACGCTACACTTGAGGTTATTCAAAACCAAGTACGCGCAAACCCGGAATTACCATTTACCACTAACAACTTATAATTTTTTAAACAAAAGGAGAAACAAAAATGACACAACAACAATTTAACAACTTTGACCGCGAATACGACTGGAACGACACTATCCAAAAGGATTCTGAATTCGTCCTATTGCCTGAAGGTTTGTACTACTATACCGTTAAAAGCTATGATCGTGGACGTCACACACCGAACCCGCAAAATCCCGGTAAGTTACCAGCGTGCAACAAGGCAACAATTCACGTTTTGATTGAAGCAAACGAGGGAGAAACAGAGCTCAAACACAACTTATTCTTGCACAGCTCAACCGAGGGAATGTTATCTGCATTCTTTGGTTCAATCGGACAAAAACGTAAAGGCGAACCGCTTCGCATGGACTGGAACGCTATCATCGGTAAAGTCGGAGTATGTAAAGTGGGAATCCGTGAATATAACGGCAATAAATACAATGAAGTTAAAAACATGATTTACGCGGAAGACGTGGACCATACGAAAGTTTTGAACACGCTACCGGGACAAGCAGCAATGGCTGGATATCAACAACCGCAGCAAGGATTCCAACAACAAACTCAAGGGTTCAATCCCGGTCAATTTTAAGGGGGTATAAATGGAATTACGGCCTTATCAACAAGAGGCGCGGGAAGCCGTTCAGAAGGAATGGACGGAAGGGAGAAAACGAACCCTTCTAGTCCTTCCGACTGGAACGGGAAAGACGGTCGTCTTTTCAAAAATTATTGAAGATCAAGTCAGAGAAGGAAAACGCGTCCTTGTCCTTGCTCACCGCTCCGAATTGTTAGACCAAGCAAGCGATAAGCTAAAGACCGCGACAGGACTCGGTACAGCGCTAGAAAAAGCGGAGAATACCTCGATTGGCTCATGGTATCGAGTCGTTGTCGGTTCGGTTCAGACAATGCAACGAGAGAAACGCTTGAATCAATTCCCGCCTGACTGGTTCGATGTGATAGTTGTCGATGAAGCTCATCACGCTATTTCAGACGGATATCAAAAAGTTTTAAATTATTTTAAAGACTCGGAAGTTTTAGGGGTGACGGCTACACCGGACCGGGGGGATATGAAGAACCTCGGTTCATACTTTGACAGTCTAGCCTATGAATACTCATTAGTGCAAGCAATTAAAGACGGGTATCTATCCAAGATTAAAGCCTTAACAATTCCGATTGACCTTGACTTGTCGAGCGTTTCAATGTCTGCTGGTGACTTTAAAGCTAGCGACGTCGGAACGGCACTTGATCCCTATCTGGTACAAATTGCGGATGAAATGGCTGAATACTGCAAGGATAGAAAAACAGTCGTCTTTCTTCCACTTGTGAAGACTAGCCAAAAATTTCGCGATATCTTAAACGAGAGAGGATTCAAGGCGGCTGAAGTGAACGGCGAATCGAAAGACCGGGCGGAAGTGCTGGAAGACTTTGAAAAGGGACGATATAACGTTCTATGTAACTCTATGCTTTTAACGGAAGGGTGGGATTGCCCTTCAGTCGATTGCGTGGTCGTATTAAGACCGACGAAAGTCCGGGCGCTCTATTCGCAGATGGTAGGACGTGGAACGCGTCTATTTCTCGGAAAAGACGAGCTTCTATTACTAGACTTTCTATGGCACACCGAACGGCACGAACTATGCAGACCGGCTCATTTAATTTGTGAAAGTCCGGAAGTGACTAAAAAGATGGTCGAAAACATGGAAGAAGAAACGGGCGTCGTGCTTGATCTCGAGCAGATGGAAGCCAAAAGCGCTGAAGATGTCGTGGCAGAACGTGAAGAAGCACTTGCGAAACAGCTTGCGGAAATGAGAAAACGGAAACGAAAACTTGTTGATCCGCTTCAATTTGAAATGTCAATTCATGCCGAAGATCTTTCGAGCTATGTCCCTAGTTTTGGGTGGGAAATGTCCCCGCCTTCAGAAAAACAACTCCGAGCACTCGAAAAGTACGGTATTTTTACCGAAGAAGTTGGGAATGCTGGAAAAGCTAACTTATTACTTGACCGTTTGAATAAACGTCAAAGTGAGGGGCTGACTACACCGAAACAGATTCGCTTCCTTGAAAGTCGAGGATTTAAAAACGTCGGAATGTGGTCGTTTGAAAGTGCTAGAAATATGATTGACCGAATAGCAGCGAACGGCTGGAGATTACCAAGAGGCGTCGTTGCAAGGGAATATATACCAAGTTAAGAAATGGAAAGAAAGGGTAAAATGAACAACGAAAGAGAATTTGACTTGTTGCCATTATTAGAGCATATCAACCCGGCCGTTTTATCCTATCAAGAATGGATTAACGTCGGGATGGCTCTAAAACATGAAGGATATACCGCGTCAGATTGGGACAACTGGTCGCAAAATGATAGTCGGTATCGTAAATTTGAATGTTTCAAAAAGTGGGACACTTTCAACGAACAAGCCGGCTCGATTGTAACGGGTGGGACAATCGTCCAACTTGCAAAAGACCACGGGTGGGTGAATCCGTACTCAAGCGATAGCGAAGGGGCTCACGAATTAGACTGGAACGATACCATTGATAGAGATTACCGCGTTATCGATAAAAACTGGATAGAAGGTAAAGAGATTCATGAGCCTACAGTTTGGAATCCAGTCCAAGAAATTATCCGATACCTCGAGGCCTTGTTTGAATCGTCCGAAAATGTCGGATATGTCACAGAAAGTTATCCAAAAGTAAACGACGAAACGGGCGAAATTGAAAAATGGCTTCCGACAAAGGGGGCGTATGACCGGACAGCCGGACAGTTGATTGAAGCCCTTAGCAAATGTAACGGCGATATCGGGGCAGTGCTCGGAGATTATCACCAAGAGGCCGGCGCGTGGATTCGTTTCAATCCGCTCGATGGTAAGGGCGCAAAAAACGAAAACGTAACTGACTACCGATATGCACTTGTTGAATCGGATAGCATGAGCGTAGAGAAACAAAATGCTATCTATAAAGAACTTGAGCTTCCTATCGCTGCTCTTGTTTATAGTGGGAACAAGTCCTTACACGCTATCGTAAAGGTGGACGCTGGAAGCTATGACGAATACCGAAAACGCGTTGACTACTTATATAAGATATGTCAAAAGAACGGAATTTCAGTCGATACACAAAACCGCAACCCGTCGCGCTTGTCCCGTATGCCGGGCTTCGAGCGAAACGGACAAAAACAATTTCTTGTCGATACCAATATCGGTAAAAGAAATTGGGAAGACTGGTATCAGTATATCGAAGACTTAAACGACGACTTACCAGATCCGGAAGGGTTGGTGGATAGTTGGGACAATCTTCCAGAGCTAGCCCCTGAATTGATTGAAGGCGTCCTAAGACAAGGTCATAAAATGCTGATAGCTGGACCGTCGAAAGCTGGGAAGTCGTTTAGCTTGATTGAAATGTCAATTGCGATTGCTGAAGGTCGAAAATGGCTGAATTGGAATTGTACGCAAGGAAAAGTTCTATACGTCAATCTTGAATTAGATCGCGCTTCATGTTTGCACCGTTTCCGCGACGTTTACGAGGCTATGGGATTGCAAGCGAACAACTTACAAAATATCGATATCTGGAATCTTCGCGGAAAGACCGTACCGATGGATAAGCTAGCGCCGAAATTGATTCGTCGTTCACTCAAAAAGAATTATATCGCGGTTATTATTGATCCGATTTATAAAGTCCTTACGGGTGACGAAAACAGCGCGGACCAGATGGCACACTTTACTAATCAGTTTGACAAAGTAGCGACAGAGCTCGGGTGCTCGGTGATTTATTGCCATCACCATTCTAAAGGTTCTCAGAGTGGTAAAAAGTCAATGGACCGTGCTAGTGGCTCGGGAGTGTTTGCTCGAGATCCTGACGCCTTGATTGACTTAGTGGAACTAGAAGTCACAGAAGAATTATACACGCAACGAATCAATCATACGGCTTGCAGAATTTATAAAGAAGCTTTACAAGAAAAGAATAATACATATTATCAACAATACGTCAGTCTTGACGATTTATACAACGCTAGCAGCATGAGGGCACACTTTGAAAAAGGAATTCAAGACGTGCTAGAACGTGCTCCATACGTCGATAAAATCAACGAAACACGTCGAGCGATTGAGATATCGACAGCGTGGCGCGTTGAAGGTACGCTTCGAGAATTTGCGAAGTTTAAACCGGTGAATATGTGGTTCTCTTATCCGGTGCATTTCTTAGACGATTCGGGCGTGCTTGCGGATATTCAGCTAGACGAAACAAACGGAAATAATTCGCCTTGGAAGAAAAATTTCGATAAGAAATTAACAAAAGAAGAACGGACCGAAAAGCGTTCTGAAAAAATCGAAACAGCTATTGAAGCTATTTATGATGGAGTGAGCTCCGTCACAATTGATGATTTAATCGATTATTTTTCAACAGAAGATAAACCGGTAAGCGAAAAAACAATTCGCAGATGGATAAAAAATAATGGCAATTTTGAAGTCAAAAACAAAGAAATTATAGCAAAAACAGACAGCTAGGGACAAGGACAAGGACAAAAAAACAATCGAAAATGTCCCTAGGGACAAAATGAGGGACAAGGACAAAGTCGATGGACAAATTCGATTATGTCTATCGAAAATGTCCCTGAGGACAAGGGACAAAATATCGAAAATGTCCATGTCCCTATAAAGTCAATTTGAGGGACAAAATGAGGGACAAAGTCGATTATTTATCGAAAATGTCCCTAGGGACAAAATGAGGGACAGAATCTCTCCTCCTATGGAGAGAGAGATTTAGAAAAATGTCCCTGAAGGTCCATGGGTACATGAACAGGAACAAGGGGGCTATGCATCCGCCCCTTGTAACCCTGTAACCATGTCCCCTGACATGGACTAAGCGCGTATGGAAAAGCTAAAATAAAAAACTAAAAAGAAAAGGTAAAAAATGACATTAAATAAAAAAGATATTGATAATCTTAAAAAGGAAATTGATGACTTGTTGGATAAATGTGAAGATGATTTTGAAGAGATGGCACTTAATCCAGATTACTCATTTGGATTGCTTATGAGCGCTAGTGCAATCTTGGGTGTAATTTTAAGGGAGTTGGATGATGATTGAATTCTTTTTACCGATGGAAAAAATTCCGACGACAACTCACCAACAAAAAAAGGTAAACGTCAGAAATGGCAAGCCGGTATTCTATGAGCCGGTAGAATTGCAAAATGCAAGAGCAAAATTTGAAGGCTTGCTTGCGCGTCACGTTCCCCCGGATAAAATACAAGGTGCGGTTCGTCTGACCGTCAAGTGGTGTTTCCCGATGGTAAAGGGTACATACGACGGGCAGTATAAAACGACGAAACCAGACACGGATAATTTACAAAAACTATTTAAAGATTGCATGACAAAAGTCGGTTATTGGAACGACGACGCTCAAGTGGCTAGCGAAATTTCTGAAAAGTTCTGGGCGAAGATTGTCGGAATCTATGTAAGAGTGGAGGAATGGAACAATGAATTACATACATTTCTTTAGCGTGGAAGTTCCGGAGTGGATGGCTAGAAGTAACCAGATGGCACAACTAGCCGGATTCGGTTCAGACCGGTATTGGCATTGGGTGGCGTCCTCGATTGCTGAAATTTGTAAAAAGTACAATGATAACGATCTAGTCGTGCAGCAATTCGGGCTCTTGTTTGAATGGCTCGAGTCACAAGCGGAAGGAGCGAAAACATGAAAGAAAAAACTTATTTTGAAATTTTGGAAGAAATGGAACAAGATAAACTAAAAAAGTTTGATCCACAAAAAGCGCTTGGTGCTTTATGCGCGAAACTTGTTAAACGGTTACAAGATGACAAACAATTAACTGAGGATAATTTCGTAATACCAATTAAAGATCAATTGTACGAGATATCAATCAAGAAGAAAGAGGTAGAGAATGGGACTAGTGAAATATGACAATGAGCAAAAGAAACACTTTCGGGAAAATCTGAAAAAATTCACAGAAGAACGAGGACTTGCGAAAACAGACTTAGCAGATAAGCTCGGGTATGCTTACAATACAGTTATTTCATGGTTCAATGGTTCGCGTTTACCGAGCCAATTCGGAATCGAAACTCTTTGTGATTTTTTCAAGGTGACAGACGTCGAATTGCTGGGCTCACCGATGAAGGTCCGTACTTTTGCATATTACCGAAAAGACGAGTTAACAGCAGTCGGGAGTTTACAAGAAATCGCAGACCAGACCGGGGCGAATGTCCGGACGTTAAGGAGCTTGGTCGCTACAACGAAAAATCTAAAGAAGACACGGGGGACGTATGTCATAGAGATTGAAGACGAAACGCGTTACACGGTCGAGTTTAAACAAACTTTTACGATTGATGAAATTAAAGCGAAAAATCTCGATTGGTTATTGAATAACCCGATGGTTGAATTAAAGGAAGTGACGGAATGAAGTATAAAGTAACAGAATATAACTCAGATTTTCAAAAAGAATACACGGGGACTTGTGACCTATGCTATGGTACTGCTTGGGTTGAAAATGGTTCAATAACGGTTGAGGACGAAAACGGAATTGAAACCGAAATTGTATTGACTGTTTGGGATTGGGGAGATTATGACACAATCTATATTGATAACGTGGTTAATTTCTCCGCTTGGTTGCAAGAAAGGGATGTTGAGCCAATCACTGAAGAAACTAATGTTTGGTCGTGGTTGAATAAATTGGTAGAAAAATATAGTGAGGAACAGGAAGATGAAAGTACAGCGATTAATTGAGAAGTATAAAAAACTCGAGGGTGTATGGGATGCCGAAGGAGCAGAGATAGCGCGCCGAATCTTTTTACAAGATTTAGAACAACTAGACGAACCGAAACAGCCAACGTTAGACAACATTATCCATCGGATCAAGTTTATGGAAGAAGATTTAAAACAAGAGTGGCTTAGTAAAATACTAAAAGAACTTGGAAGCGATTTTGAATTTAAAAAATTCCAAGAAGGTTTTAAGTCAGGATCATGGATTGGTAGACAATTAATAAATGCTGATAAGATTAGGCAAGAGTTGAATAAACCAGTGATCCCGCAGTTTGTAGCGGATTGGATTGAGGTTTGTAAAGAACATTTAACGCACAGTTTATATACTGCTATGACTCCAAATTTTATGAAAGAAAATGGTCAAAGTTTCGATCTTATTTTATGGATTAAAAAGGCAAGCAACCAAGACATCTTCGCTCGTGCATGGCTTGACGGTTACGATGTCGAGAAAGAGAAGCGGTATACAGTCGTGATGAAAGAGACAAAACAACCGCTATATTATAATGCTGTTGATAAGAAACTATTCTTCTCTATGGGTGGCCTAGCTACACAATTCACCAGACAACAACTTGAAAAACTAAACTTCGGATGGGTGTTTGATTGTCCCGGTATCGAGGTCTTGGAGGTAAAAAAATGAATAAACAAGAGTTAATTAAACATTTTGAGGATTTGCCCTATGTATCAATTACTCAAATGGGAAAGAAAAGTTTTATTGATTTAATTGAACAATTAGACGAACCGCAGAAAGTCACAATCCCGCAATTTGTTGCGAATTGGATTGCAAACGTAAAAAGAAATGGTTTTAAATTCAGAAATTCTTCAAGGTTCTATGAAGAAATAGTATCAAGTGATGATGCGTATCGTGTTATGTATTACATTTTAAGAGAAAGCATTGCAGGGGAAGCTATAAGAATTTGGGTTAATGCGAATAGAGACACTTTCGCCCGTGCTTGGCTTGACGGTTACGAAATCGAGAAAGAACCGAAGTATCGTATCTCTATGCCAAAAGCAAGAAACCACAAAAACCATGCTCAGATATTGTGCGAAGAAGATGGAAAAATGTTTTGGTGCGGTGAGTGGTATCGATTTAAAACTAAGTTCACCCGAAAAGAATTAGAAGAAGCAGGCTTTGGCTGGGTATTCGATTGCCCAGGTATTGAAGTTGAGGAGGTGTAGTGATGGAATTTTTACTAACAAGCACAGCTGGGAATGTTGAAAATAGAATTCCTAATGCCATAATTAAAAAATATAAAAAAGTAGAAGTTAGGTATTGTTCGAGTTTTGAAGAATTTGATAAGAGATTTTCTTGGATGGAAGGCACTTGGCTTTCTAAAGGGGTTAATCATAAAATGTCTAAAGGTCAAATACAAAGAGAATTCCCGAACGGTGCAGAGGGGTATTTTATCGAAATCAATTCGATAGAGGAGTTGTTAGAATTTAAGAAAAAAGTTGGAAACGAGCTGATAATTACTTCTGCATTTAATAACGAGTCAATTCCAGCTATTGAAATTTATAACTACTACAGGGAGTGAACAGAATGATACCAAAATTTAGAGCATGGCTAAAAAACGATAAAGAAATAATTGATGTAGATGAAATCCATTGGTTTGACGGAGAACTTGATATTATCGGAGATTATATTACGTTTGTACGAAAAGCGGACGAAATCGAACTCATGCAATCGACAGGACTTAAAGACAAGAACGGCAAGGAAATCTTTGAGGGGGATATCTTAAAGAGCAATAAATACATAACTAGCGTATTTTATGA